GGGGGAACAGTTAAAGAGTAGGCGTGAGCCTTTCCTTACTCGCGCACGGGAGTGTTCAGCAATAACTATCCCTGCATTACTACCACCCCAAGGACACAACTCACACACCGTCCTACCAGCCCCCTATCAAGGGCTTGGTGCTAGAGCGGTAGTGAGCTTAGCTAGTCGTTTAATGATTGCCATGTACCCACCGGGCATGAGTTCATTCCGTCTTCAAATACCATCTGAAATATTGATGCAACAAGGCGAAATGGAAACTGATCAAGAAACAGAGCGTGGTTTAGCACTATCTGAGAAAGCTATCAGTAATGAGATTGAGAGAAAACAGTGGCGGCAACCTACGCACCTAACTCTACAATATCTTATAACGACAGGTAACGCCTTAGAACAGGTTCTACCCGACAACCGTATGCGCGTATTTCGATTAGACCAATACGTTGTCGTGCGTGATATGACAGGTGATGTGACAGAGATAATTATTGAAGAATATTTCTCTCCTAACAATCTACCCGCATCTGTACGTTCAATGCTTAAAGCTGAAGACGCTCCTACTCAACGTGTGCCTATCTATACATCTTGTAAATACAACAAGGAAGGTAAGTACGATGTGCATCAGGAGATTAGTGGAAGCAAGGTTCCTGATAGCGTAGGAACATATGATGTATGTCCGTTCAACGCGCTACGGTGGACTTCCGTTATTGGAGAAGACTATGGTCGTGGTAAATGTGAAGAGCATTTAGGCGATCTAATGGCTGTGGACGGGTTGTCTAAATCAATGTTAGACGGTGCGGCATTAGCCTCACGACATATCATGATGATTCGCCCTAACGCTGCTGGTGGTCTTAACCTACGCAGACGTTTGTCTAAAGCTGATAACGGTGAGTATGTCGTTGGTAACCCCGAAGACATTGGAATGTTAGCCTATCAAAACGCGCCTGGTTTACAGGTTGCTAAAGCTGAACTGGACGAGAAGAAGCGAGAGATAGCTGCGGCATTCTTGATGAACTCTAGCGTACAGCGTGAAGGTGAGCGTGTCACAGCTTATGAACTGAAGATGATGGCAGAAGAGTTGGAAGGTTCCCTTGGTGGAGCGTTCTCAATGCTGTCGCGTGACATGCAGTCTGCTCGTCTTAACCGACTAATCACTCAGATGCAATCGCAAGGTAAGTTACCACCATGGCCCGAAGGCGTGGTTGAACCAACAGTTCTAACGGGTCTAGAAAGTCTAGGTCGTGAGCAAGATGTTCAGCGCGTAGGCTCTGCTCTTCAATTCCTACAAGGTCTACCTCCAGAAATTCTCGACTATGTTCGTTGGGAGAAGTTGTTAGGTAAGGCGTTTAATGGTTTATCTCTAGAGGATGCTGTTAACACTGAAGATGAAGTGGCACAGAAGCGTCAGCAACGACAAGTAGAGTCAGGCTTAGGATCAGCAGCGGAAGCTGGTGGTGCAGCTATGGCACAACAAGCAGTAGAACAGGGGATGTAATATCCCCTAGACTTACAGGATACTAAATGACAGAACAAAGTACACAACCAGAGAATGGCTCCGATGAATATAACCAGCAAAAAGCTGCCGAATTCAAAGCGGGTCATGGAACCCCATCAAGTGAGAATATAGACTCAGCCCCCATCCCTCTCAAACCAGAGAACGGACAGGACAAATTCTATAATGCTGAGACAGGTGAGTACAACTGGCAAGCACACGCTGCTGAGTTGGAGTACCGTATGAAAGGGGGATCACCCGATACGGAAACGGAAGGCGAGGAAAGCACTGAGGCCGCACCAGAAGCGGATACCGATAATGCTGCCCTTAATATAGTCAGCAACGCTGGCCTTGACGTTGACTCATTGATACAGCAAATCCAGCAAGAAGGTAACCTAAGTGACGAGGCTAAAAATGCCCTCATAGCTACAGGTGTTGATGCAAGTCTAATCGACTCTTATGTTGATAACCTAAAGTTTCGTATGGACGCTGAGTCCAAATCTGCCCTTGAGTATGTGGGTGGTGAAGAAGAGTGGGGAAAGATAAATGCATGGGCTGAAAACAACCTTAGTGCTGAAGATAAGGAAGCGTACAACGATACGCTAAATGGAGAAAATTGGAAAATGGCTGCTGATGCAATTAAATCCCGCATGGGACAGAACGCAGAGCCTAACTTAATGTTAGGCAACGAGTTAGGTAATACCGCTTCGGGTTACCGTAGTCGAGCGGAAATGAAGATAGACATGTCAAACCCAGAGTACAAGTCTAATCCAACATTCCGTCAATCTGTCATCGATAAGATGTCAGTCTCCACATATGACCTAGACCAATACTAGGATCATACCGCCTCCTTCGGGAGGCAACCATTCTTAGGGTAACGCCAAGCCAGCGATACCTACGATAAGGTCGCACATCCCCAACCCTGACATGACTAGGCTAGTTTATGTGGGTTAATTCCGTGCGCTCTTTAGACGTTACTATTCACTGACCTGTTACGACAGACAATCTTTGTTTAACTACAACTTAAAACTTTATATCGACATTTTATACTTATTTATTACAGGGCATTATCATGGCTATTTCTAGCATTACATCCTCACCAGTAAGATTTGGTAAGGGACAAACAACAGGGCCAGTTGACAATCGTGGCTTATTTTTAGACGTTTTCGGTGGTGAAGTATTAACCGCATTCGATCTTGCAACAGTAACTCTTGACAAGCACAACGTGAAAACTGTTGGTGGTGGTCAGCGTTCATTCCGTTTCCCTAAAACATGGAAGGCATCTGCCGAGTATCATGTACCGGGCACTGAGATGATGGGCACTGAAATCGAAACAGGTGAGATTTCTATCACCATCGATGACATCTTAGTATCACACACTGCACTATCTGACATCGATTCTATGTTGTCACACTTCGATGTACGCTCTGAGTACTCAGCCCAGATGGGTCGTGCGTTAGCGCGTGTATTCGATAAGAACGTATTCCGTCAAATCATCAAGGCTGCTCGTACTGCCGCTGATGGCCCATTCCCCGGTGGTGACAAGATCTTTGGTCTTGGTTCCTCAACTACTGGTGCTGAGTGGATCGATGCGATCCGTCTAGCTAACTTAAAGTTCTTCAACTTGTCAGTACCAGAAGAACAGGCACGTTATATGTCTGTAACTGCTGAGACATTTAACAAGATCAAGTTCGCTAAAGATGCTAACGGTCAGTTCTTAGTATTAGACCAAGACCTTCGCCACAGCGGTGCTGGTGGTATTGAAGGACGCGCTCAAACTCTTAACATCGATGGTGTTCAAGTAGTTAAATCTTTGAACATGCCTAACACTGACGAAACGTCTGCTGCTGGTGTGTACTCAAAGTACCGCGCAAACTATGCAACCACCACAGGTTGTATCTGGACTGCTGATGCAGTAGCTACTGTTAAGTTAATGGATATTGGCTTTGAATCAGAGCGTGACACTCGTCGTTTGGAAGACTTCTTGGTTGCCAAGATGTTGACAGGCCACGGTACTTTGCGTCCTGAGTGTGCTATTGAATTAACTTCAGCATCTTCATAATCTACACGTTCTTTAATTAGAACTACAAGCCTCACCTTCACGGGTGGGGCTTTTTTTCATCTACGAGGTTCTTATGTTAACCAAACTCGATGCCGTCAATCAGATCCTTGAGTCAATTGGCGAAGATCCAGTATCATCATTATCTTCTGGTCTGCCCGATGCAGAATCAGCAGAACGAATTCTAGACAGGGTATCACGCGAAATACAAGCCAAAGGTTGGATGTGTAATTTAGAGCGTAGTTACCTTTTAAGCCTTACCGCTGATAAAACAGTTCCTTTATCAGACACTGTTCTCCGTATAGACACGGTAGGTACAGACAAACAAATTAACGTGTCTGTTAGAAAATACCTAAATCAATTTCATCTATACGATGTAGATAAACACAAATTTACCTTTGATAAAGCCCTGACTGTAGACATTGTTTGGGAACGAGACATAAGCGATTTAACTCTTGAACTACAGCTTTACATAACAGCTAAAGCAGCTAGACGATTCCAAGAATCCGAACTAGGTTCTGTAGCGGCTGATCAATTCGCTGTACGCGCAGAGCAAGAAGCTTATGCAGCATTAATGGACGCAGAAGCAGAGGCCGATGATTCAAATGCTCTTACTGACAGTCCTTATTGTCGGTATGTAGTAGGCCGAAACCATTCACTTTACGGGAGATAATCATGGGTAAACTGGTCGAGCAAACCCTCCGTACCATGTACCAAGGCGTAAGTCGTCAACCAAGTACTGTAAGACTGCCCGGTCAGGTAGAAGATGCTGAGAATGTTATGTTCTCTGTAGTCTCAGGTGGGTTCAGCAAAAGACCGGGTACTCAATTTTTCGCAGACACATTGCTAACCTATAACGATCATGCTTTTTATAGTTATGAGCGAGACTCTAACGAAAAGTATCTAGTAGTTATTGGCTATAATGGAGTGTCAGACGTTACTAGTAGTTCTGCACACGCTACAATAAATGTTTATGGTTCTAATGGTTCTATACATACAGTTACTGCGCCTTATACCGCATTAAATTACTTAGCAACATCTAACCCCTCTCAGGATTTATCTTTTGCAACCGTTGGTGATACAACCTTTATAGCTAATAGATTAAAGACTGTGGCTATATACGCCTCTGGGGGTTTTCACTATGACACGATGCCTCACCAGCTTATTAGAAATGCTGATGGTACTTTCACATTCCAGATGTACACATCATGGAACCAGCGTCCAAACACAGGACTTACTGGAGCAGCAGCAGAAGCAGTAATTCCTTCCCCAGATTTTGTAGGCAATCAAATATCAGATTTAACTTTCCACCGTGATCGCCTTGCTATTGCGTCTGATGAAACTGTATTCTTTTCTGCGGCTGGAGACTATACAAACTTCTGGCCCAAAACTGCTGGTCAGGTAATTGATTCTGACCCTTTTGGTAGGACGGCCTCAACGTCATCTGTTAACCGAATACGGGCTATTGTACCGTTTCGCAAGGCTTTGTTTTGCTCGTCAGATAATGCACAGTTTGAGTTAACTAGTAATGAAGCCCTCACTCCATTAACGGCTCAAATTGACGTAGCGACCAAGTATACATCAGAGCATTTGTGCCGACCTTTAGGATTTAGAGATGAACTATACTTCGCATCTAAGAGCGGAAGCAGTGCTGTTTTGTTTGAATACTATTACAGCGACACTTCGGTTGGACACACAGCTAACGATGTTCTTATTCACGCTTCTGGTTACGTTCCCGCACCTATAACTCACTTGGTTAGTGACACTGTTACAGGAACAATAATGGCCCTTAGTGGCACAGACCGTTCTACAATATACGTTTACAAAACCTTTTGGAATGGCGAAGAGAAAGCACAATCATCATGGAGTAAGTGGTCTTTTGGAACAGGAACTGTAATCCAAAACTTTACTAATTTAGATGGTCACATTTACATTGCCCTCACAAGAGGTGGGAATTTAATTGTAGAGAAAATATCTTTAAATGAAAACGAGAAACCTTCCCAATTTAAATACCCTGTAAGGCTTGATGCTCTACAGTACATTGTAGGTACTTATGATTCATCGACACAGCTTACGACTTTTGTCAGCGACTATGCTTTAGACTTTACAAAGATGACTGCCGTCACGACTACGGAAAACTCTCCTGCTGGATCTAAGGGTATTGTTATTAATCCTCTTACAGTTACACCTAGCTTTAATGCTCAAAACGGGTTCTTTAAAGGAAGGTTTACGTTAGCTGGGGACAAGTCAGGAGTGCCCATATACTTGGGTATAAACTACACAATGTCTGTTGAGTTGTCTAAACAGTACCTTAGAGAAGGTAATGATAATGCAACAGTAACGACAGGTAGGCTTCAGCTTAAACGTATTTACTTTGACTATAAAGACTCAGCGTTTTTACAAGCTGTAGTAACTCCACACTTGCGTCCCTCTAAAACTTATACGTTCAATGGATCTACTGTTGGAGGTTCTATACAGGCATCTCCTGATCTACTAGATGGCGTGTTTGATGCGCCCGTAAGATCTGATGGAACAACAGTAAAAATCAAACTAATTAACCCTTCATATCTCCCATGCACAGTTACAAGCGCAAGGTGGGTAGGGTTCTTCAACGAGATGACTCGACAGGAGTAAATATGTGCGTAACAGCAATTGTCGCCTCAGCAGTAGCTGGGGTAGCAGCCGCTTCCCAACAGGCTAAGGTGGCTAAACAATCTACTGAACGTGCCTATGAAGCGGAAGCAAGTAACTTTGCATTAGTACAGAAGGAAAACACTAGGTTACAACGTGAATCTAATGATCTCTATGACACTGAAGTATCTGACCGTGTGCGTTTAGCTAACAGAGAGTTAGGCACACTGTCTGTAATGCTAGGTGAAATGGGGTCTTCTTCTTCTTCCTCAACGGCACTACTAATTGATCAATCATATACAAAAGGTATGGATATAAGCCGCATAGAGCAAAGTAGAATTAATCAAATTGAATCTCTGCAATCCGCTAAAAGGGCAGGACAGCAAGGTTATCTAAATCAGACAACACTGGCTTATAGTCAAGGTGCTGCCGCAGTGGCTAACGCCAATGCAAACGCTATCGGATCTATAACAAACGCTGGTTCTTCTTATAGTGGTTACAAGACCAACGAGCGAGATTATCAACTTAGACTTAACGGTTATAAAAGAACCTAACAAGGAGGCTGTAGATGCCCGAATTATCAAACGCTGGTTCTGGTTCACGCACTAGCCGATCTGGACGTAGCAGTAATAAGCTACAAACTAGTGCGGGTGCTACAACTAAAGTACAGATACAAAAACAAGAACTGCCTCTTCAAGATAGTCGCGCTATCATGAGTGCAGGAGTTGCCCAATCAAATGCCATAGGTAACATGGGAAAGGCAATGAGTGGCTTTTTTAATGCCGTAGTGGAGGCTGATTCTAACCTACTACAAGTAGAACGTGCTGAGAATCTAAGGGTTGCTAGTGAGGCTCAGCGTGAACGAAGGGCTGTCGCGGCTGACGAGAAAGCAGAGGCTAATTACCAAAAGCGTAAAGCTGAAAGAACGCTTGAGCAAGAAACCGCTGCACTTCAAGCTGCTGTGGATGTAGGTGTTCGTAACAACTCAGTTGGTGCGTTAATGCAAGGTTTTGAAGAAAACATTCTTCGTATGCATGATGTTTCAGATGGTTCTAGTCTAGCTAAAAAAGCTGATGAACATTTCATGGCTAACTTTGGTGATGGAACAGGTGATGAACTATTAGATCAACAGATTAAAAACGCATACGAAGCTAAAATACTTCCCTATATATCTGCTGCCTCTGAAGATCGTGGCGCACAGTTACGGACTCAGTTAGTAACGGATATGTCGTCTGACCTTATTAATCGTGGTACGCCAATAGATGTTACTTCCTTTGCAGGGGACTTTGAGCGGTTGAAAGGCATTAACCCAACCATGAAGGACTCTGAAATATCAGCCACTATACTTGGAATGTATAAAGAGTCAGCCCATGCAAATGGAAAGTGGACGCAATTTTCAAGATTTATATCTGAAGCTAAGGTAATAAAGGTTGGTGATGAATACAAAACTTTTGCTGATCAATACGCTTTTGCTTCTGCGGAAATGTTACAAAAAGGTTTTGAAGAATTCCAGGCACAACAAACTCAAAAGTCTGTTCAGTCTGCGAATGATTTGGTAACTAAAATTAATGGTTTAACGTATAGCCTCGATAGTGATGCTGATTTAGCTGAGCTAGTTCAAGAACAAATACAGTTTACTAATAGGTTTGGTGACGAGAAAAGTACCAACCAAATCATTAAGGCTCTTAGTGACAAAACTAAAGAACTTGGTATTTTAAAAGCCGAAGACGAAAGGTGGTTTGCCTTATCTATGGGTAATATGTCGTCCGTAAAGACAACCGATTACAATCAAAAACAGTTAGACAAGTTACTTAGTGTACCTGCTACGAACTTTCTTAATCCTGAACTATCAGATGAAGAGTTTGCACAAGCGTCTACCGCTGTTACAGGTATTCTTAATAACCACCATAATAAAATGGGATCTATATCACCAAAGGTTAGATCCGCAATTAGTGGAATGATAACTGGTAAAAACCCTGTAATGATGAAAAGAGGTTCCGACCTTCTTCGTAAGATGGATGAAACTGATAGCACAATGTCTGACACAATTTTATCAGACAATCCAAATGCTATAGCTATGTTTGCCGCTATTAAAGAAGATCGAATTGATTTCAATATTATCAATAGTGAGTCTGACCTAGCTGACGCTTTGGTAAACAACGAGGCTAATGTGGCAGTTGCATCACAGACGGCTGCTTACTATCAAGAAGAAACTGGGGTTCCAGTTACAAATGATACTGATGTATTTAAAGCCATAATGGCTGATGGTTCTTTTATGGGAATCACAGACGACAATGACTTTAGGGAATCTATTGCTGACTATTTAAATGTAAGCGGATTGGATGAACATAATCTTCACATTTCTTCTATAGGCCCTGTTGCTAAGCAGTTCATGGCTACTCATAGAGCCTTATCGCTTTCTAATCAAGTGACAGGAATGGGATCTTCTGACCCAGATGAAATAGCCAAAGCTGTTTGGGCAACTATGATGCCTAACCTAACCCAACAACGAACAAGCAAAGGTCAGTACACCTTAGTTATGAAAGGTACGCAGTCTCAGATTCCTGAGTCTACTGAGCCGTTAACTGTTGGCTCTCAAATGTCCGATCAAAACAATCAGGTTAATCCTTTAGACCCCACTAAGGTTGTTAATGCTTCCGATAATATGGATAACGCAACAACCCAGATAGGGGAAATGGCTGCGTTTGGTGGTGAAGGAGAAACAGGTTTTAGATCTAATAATAATAAGTCTGGTACGTTTACTGTTACTAAAGTTAACTCAGTTACACAACAGCCAGAAGATATTATTTTAGGTATGAATGAAGTTTATGACTTTGGACATGCAGGTTCTTTAACTACCGAAGAAAAGTTGTCTCAAGTTGGTGACTTATCTAGGCCAACTGCGAGTGCTAACAACACAACAACTAGTGCGCCTATTCAGTTCACAGGTGACGTTGTAGTTGATACTGCTGCTCTAGAAGCTATTAAAGGCGATCTTGCCCCTTCTATGCATTTGATTGCTCTATACCCTAATGGAACTGACCCCGCTGAAAAGAAAAGCGGATCGGTACTAGCGACAGGTTATAAGATCGGTGTTTACCCTCATATGGCTAATGACGATGTTCCTAAGAACACTTATACAGATAAAGAGATAAACGAAATGGCTGAAGGTGGTCATATCGATCCTCGAATGCCTAAGCCTAAAGTTAATCAAATGGAAAGTCCTTATCAAAACTTTCAAGGTAGTTCTGTTAACTCACAGAGTGATGCTAAGCAAACTACACTTCTACAAGAAAATGTTATTAACAAACTAAAAGTAGACGGAAAGATAAGTCCATTAATAGGACTGACCAAACCACTACAAGCTGGATTTGCACCAGACTCAATTGACACTAATAAGTTATTTGAAACGGCTGAGGACATATCCTGGTTTATTCAAGATGCATACAAAGGAATAAAAGATCATATGGGTACTACATCAGATCCCGAATACACAGAACAAAGGTTTGAGATGATTGCCGAGGCAGAAGCTTGGAGGTCAGGATCATACTGGGATGGCGTTAAGAAGTCCCCCAACGGATTAGGTTTTCGTACTGTTGGTTATGGATACAACATGGATTCAGTAGGTCATAAAGACTTATTCATGGAGACACTGCAAGTTGGTTCTGATTACTTTGATTCCGTTCACTCTGGTGACATTGAAATTACTGAGGCTCAAGGCCGTAAGTTATTTGATGCTGCTGTTGGAGAGGCCGAATCTGTAATTGATAGCCGCCTTAAAGGTGTAGATCTTAACCACCAACAACGTCTCGCTTTAGTATCTATGGCATACAACTCGCCTAAATTAATAGGTGAAAAACTAGTTGGTTACTTAAAGGCTGGCTTAATGGAAGAAGCGGTAAATGAGATCTTATTTAAATCTAACAGAACTCGTATGCTTGGCTTATATAACCGTAGGTATGAAGAGGCCCTAACATTCGTTGGAGCTAACCGAGAGCATGGTATGCCCTCTTACCTTGCCTACATGGCTACTGTGTTACCTGCTAAGTTTGCTGCTAAGTATGCCGCCTCACAGGAAGCTATAGACAAGTCAAAGGCAAAAGTTTAACAAAGGTGATTTATGGACTTAATTCGTTCATCAACAACGGCAGAAGAGGATACGTTTAATCGTGTCCAAGCTGTCGATATGGAAGTGTCCTCGTTTAGTCCTAAGCCCAATGTTATGGCTATGGGAAACGAAGGTCCCGGAGTTTTAGAAACAGCCGTATCGTTCTACCAACAAGAGACTTTGTTTGGTGGAATGTATATGGCATCTAAAGAACTAGGTCATGGCCCAAAAGATCTTGACTTTAATATATTTAAACACTACCAAGACAACAAAGAAGACCTAACGGACATAGATGTCTTTATAAGGCAGGGCATGTTTGACAGTGTAGATAACATTGATCAATTTAATGCCAGAGCAGGGCGTTTTCGTTCTGAGATAAAGAACAGGGATAACATGATTAACGGCAACGGCTATGGCCTGATGCTTGGTATGGGCTTGTCCCTGCTAGATGTTATGACGCTTATACCTGTTGTTGGTCAAGCTAAGAAAGGTAAAGCCTTAGCTTCGGCGGCTAACTATGCAATGAAGGGTGGTGCTGTAGTTGCGGCACAAGAAGTTGCCTTACACAACATGCAAGAGTTTAGAACTATGGACGAGTCAGTACTTAACGTATTGGCAGGTTCTGTTCTACTTGGTGC